AGGCACCGGCCCCATCCGGGCGCTGTGGGCGCACCAGACCAACGGCAGCGACTTTTACGTCGTGTCGGGCATCGGGTTCTATAAAGTGACCGGCCTCACAGCCACGCCGACCTTGATCGGAACTGTGGCCGGCACAGGCCCGGTATGCTTTGCCGACAACGGCACGCAGATTTTTATTGCTGCCAACCCGAATGGTTACATCTACAACGAAGTCACCAACGTGTTCGCGCAGATCACGGACCCGGATTTCCCCGGCGCGGTCACAGTCGCGTACCTCGACGGCTATTTCGTGTTCAACGAACCGGACAGCCAACGGATTTGGATCACGGCGCTGCTGGATGGTACCAGCGTTGACCCGCTCGATTTTGTCAGCGCGGAAGGGTCGCCTGACGGCGTAGTGGCGGTTTTCACTGACCACCGCGAACTGTGGGTCTTTGGCACCGACACGACCGAAGTGTTCTACAACTCTGGCGCGTCTGACTTCCCCCTCACGCGCATTCCAGGCGCGTTCAACGAACTCGGCTGCGCGGCGCCGTACTCCGTCGCCAAGATGGACAACCAAATCTACTGGCTCGGCCAAGACGCGCGTGGGCGCGGCATGGTCTACCGGGCGTCGGGCTACATCGGCCAACGCGTCTCGACGCACGCCGTCGAGTGGCAAATCCAGCAGTACGCCGACATTGAGGACGCAACGGCGTACACCTACCAGCAGGACGGCCACAGCTTCTACGTGCTGAACTTCCCCTCGGCCAACGCTACGTGGGTCTACGACGCGGCGACCGGCGCATGGCATGAGCGCGCCGGGTTTGTGAACGGAGATTTTACACGCCACCGTGCCAACAACATGTGCAACTTCGAGGGCAACATCGTCGTCGGCGATTTTGAGAACGGCAACCTCTACACCTTCGACCTCGACGTCTACACGGACAACGGCCAGCCGCAGAAATGGTTGCGTTCGTGGCGCGCACTGCCGACCGGGGCCAACACCCTCAAGCGCACGGCGCAGCATAGCCTCCAGCTTGACTGCGAAACCGGCGTCGGGCTTAACAGCGGCCAAGGGAGCGATCCCCAAATCATGCTGCGCTGGTCGAGCGATGGCGGGCATACCTGGTCGAACGAACACTGGACGTCGATGGGTAAGATCGGCGAGTATGGTGCCCGCGCCATCTGGCGCCGGCTCGGTATGACGCTCAAGATCCGCGATCGCGTGTACGAAGTGTCGGGAACTGACCCTGTCCGCGTCTACATCATGGGGGCAGAACTGGCTCTGAGCGGGACGCTGTACTGATGGCGTCGGAGCCTATCAACCCCACACAGATCACACCGCCGCGCGTCGCGTTTATCGACGAGCGCACGGGCGCGATCAGCCGCGAGTGGTTCAGGTTCTTCCTGTCGCTGCAAGTCTCTACGCAGTCCTCGCAAGATGTTTTGCTGGGGCCAAACGCAGAATCGCTGGTCGCCTCGTACAGCGAATTGCTCGACACGCTGGCACAGGAAGCGCAGAGCCAGCCCGCTGGCGCATCGCCCGACGATGTGTCGGTCTTGCAGACGCAGATCGTGGACCTCGAACTGGAGCCGCCCTGCGCGACCCTTGACGACGCGGCGAGCCTGCAAACGCAGATCGTAGACCTTGAACTGGAGCCGCCCTGCGCCTCGGTCGAAGACGTGTCGGTCTTGCAGACGCAGGCGCAGGACTTGGCCGAGTCGATCCTGCCCGACCCGCAGACCTTTCTGCTGCCCGTCTGGTCAGCCCTTCAGGATTTGGCGCTCGCACCCAGCGTGATCGTCCCTGTCGCGGCTGCCGCCGCCGGATCGGGCACGGTGACCAGCGTCGATGTCTCCGGTGGCGCCACGGGGTTCGCGTTCACTGGGGGCCCGATCACCACCAGCGGCACTATCACCATGTCGGTGTCGAACGCAGCCACCGCACGCACGGCGCTAGGGCTTGTGGCGATTGCATCTTCCGGCAGCGCGGCGGACCTTACCACAGGCAACCTTGCGATTGCGCGGTTCAACTCGGGCACATCGGCAAGCTCTACGACGTTCTGGCGCGGCGATGGTACGTGGGCGGCGCCTAGCATTAGCCTAGCGGGACTAGGGTCTAAGGCCTTCCTCGTGGGCACTGAATTGATGCTGGTAGAGGATGCGGGGGTCCAGTACCAAGTCACAGCCTCTGCGGTTCTTGGCTCCTCGTTCACAATGACGCAGTCGGCTTACACGCTCGCAAACAACACGAGCCTCCAGAAAATTTTTAACGGCTCGACCAACGGCGCGTTGACGCTGCCAACGGGCACTTACGTGTTTGAACTCATGCTCTACATGACGAGCATGTCCGCGACGAGCGGCAACGTGTCGTTCAGCCTTGTGGGCGCTGGCACTGCCAGCATCGGTGTTGCGGCGCGTTCGCTCATGCAGTCCGTTGGCGTCGATAACACCACACCCGGCAACCCGGTCGCCCTGAATGGTTTCGGCGTGCAGGGATCGATAGGCAGCATCACGCCTCTTCAGATCGCGGGGACAGGCACGGCCCTCGCGTCTCGCATACACGGTGCGTTCGACCTCACTGCGGCGGGTACACTCATCCCCTCGGTCTCCCTGACCACCGCCACGGCAACGGCCAGTGTCCGACCGGGAAGCTACCTCCTCATTCGCCGCGTGGCCCCCACGGCCACTGCAACAGTAGGGAACTGGTCCTAATGGCTGAATGGATTGACCCTGAAGGCAACCGCTACTGGCTGGACGGTGACCCCGTACCGGGCATTCACCGCGACGATCTTGTGCCTGCGCCCGAGCCATTGCCCTCGTCGGGCGCTTCCGATATTATCCCGCAACCAGTTGAGGATTGACCCATGTCCGTATCTATCAGCAACATCATCCCGGCGAAGATTGCGGAAGCCTCGCAAACGACGCAGTACACCTCGACGGGTGTCCAAACGATCATCGACAAGTTCACGGCGACCAACTACAGCGCCAGCGCGGCGACGCTCAGTGTGAACCTGGTGGCGTCAGCCGGATCGGCGACCAACGACAACCTGATCGTCAAGACCAAGACGCTCCAGCCTGCCGAGACGTACACGTTCCCTGAACTGGTCGGCCATGTGCTACCGGTGGGCGGCTTCATCTCGACGATCGCTGGTACGGCGACCTCGATCAACATCCGCGCCTCGGGCCGTCTGGTGAGCTAATGGATATCGTGCTGGCAGAGCGTCCGTTTACAGAGCAGGACGTCCTGCGTCTGGAATCTGCGTTCCTCAAAGAGGAGCAGGTGGACTGCCCTGTCACGCATCATTTCGGCCCAGGGGTCTACATCCGCGAGGTGCTGCTGCCTGCCGGCGCGTACATCATCGGTCACGCGCACAAGGACGCGCACCTCAACGTGATGCTGGAGGGGCGGCTGACAATCATCAAGGAGGATGGCAGTCGCCGCGAATTGACCGCGCCGCAAACCTTTGTCAGCGGTCCGGGGCGCAAGATCGCATACATCCACGAGACGGTGCGCTGGCAGAACATCTACGCGACGCCCGAGACGGATGTGGACAAGCTGGAGACGCTGCTGTTTGACAAAAGCGCCGTCTTCGCTGAATCGCAGGCGCTGCTGACATACGACCACGAGGCAGACCGGAACGATTTTACGCAAGCCATTGCTGAGTTTGGTTTCGACGCAGACACGGTAACCGCCGTATCCGAAGACGAAACCGACCAAATACCGTTTCCGCAAGGCAGCTACAACGTAGCGGTAATGCCGTCCGAGATTCACGGTAGGGGCCTTTTTGCGACCGCAGACATCGCCGCAAATGAGCTTATCGCGCCTGCTCGGCTGGGCGGCAAACGTACCCCGGCGGGTAGGTACACCAATCATTCCGCGACCCCTAACGCTGAAATGGTACGCGCCGAAAACGGTGATGTGTACCTATTCTCAAAAGGGGTGATTTTGGGTTGCAAAGGTGGTAGCATTGGCGGCGAGATCACGATTGACTACCGCCACGCGCTATCGCTGACGCTAGGAGCTTACTAATATGTCGGCAGTTGCAGCAGCAATCGGGGCCACCGCAGCGATCGGCGGCGCGCTTATCAGTTCCGGCGCGTCCAAGAGCGCGGCCAACACGCAGGCGCAGGCAGCCCGTGACGCGCAGGCCGCGCAGGAGCGGATGTTCGAGAAGCAGATCGCGCTGCAAGAGCCTTATCGGCAGGGCGGTCTAACTGCTCAGAACCGGCTCATGACGCTGCTCGGTCTTAACCCCAACGCAGGACGGCCTGCGGTGTCTGGCGGCGCGGGCGCCCCGCAGACGTACCAGACGCCGTACGGTACGTTCAACTTCCCCGGCGGAATGGGCGGCTTCGGCGGCGCTGGCGTCGCACCGGCGACGAACGCGCAGGGTATCGTCGTCGATCCTAACAGCCCCGACTTCGGCAAGTACGCCCGCGATTTCGGGATGCAGGACTTCGAGCAAGACCCCGGCTATGCGTTTCGGCTGGCCGAAGGCCAGAAGGCCATTGAGCGGTCGGCGGCGGCGCGCGGCGGTCTTCAGTCCGGTGCAGCCCTCAAGGCGGCGGCGCGGTACGGGCAGGAGATGGGCAGCCAAGAGTACGCAAACGCGTTCAACCGCTACCAGACCAACCGCACCAACCAGTTGAACCCACTGTTCGGCCTGATGAACACCGGCATCGGCGCGGCTAATACCCTGACAAACGCCGCAGGGCAGCAAGGCCAGAACCAAGCCAGTAACATCTACAACGTGGGTAACGCGATGGCGTCGGGGCAAATTGGTAGCGCGAACGCTTGGGGCGACGCGATCGGGTCGATTAGTAAGGATATCGGCAGCGCGGTCGCGCGCAGCAGCACGTATGGTAATATGAACCGGTATGGCAGCCTGACTTCGGCGCTTGATAGCGCGCGGCTGCCAACTTACGGCCAACCTGGGTCTATTGACGTCGGCACTATCGCACCTTTTGGCGGATAACTGATTATGGCACAGCAGCCCCTTCTCGCGCTTCAGGTCAAGCCAATCGACATGCCGACGTATCGCGGCATCATGGCAGAGCGTGACGCATACCGCACGCAGCAGAACGCGCTTGCGCAGCAGCAGTTGAAGCAGCAGCAGAACGCCATGCTCAACCAAGCGTACGCAGAGGCTTACGATCCGCAGACGGGGCGCGTAGACACCAACAAGCTGTATGGCCGGTTGGCGCGGGGCGGCATGGGCGCGCAGATTCCGGGGCAGATGGAAGCCTACGGGAAAGGCGTCGAGGCTGCTGCCAAGGGCGGCAGCGAGCAGTTTAAACTTCGGCAAGAAATTTTGACCGTTTCCCGCAACGAACTGGGCAACGCGCAGACGCCTGAAGAGGCTATGGCGGCGGGTATGCGTGTCGCGGAGATGTACCCTGAAGCGGCGGATGGCATCCGTCAGTCGTTGGCTAAATTGCAAGGTATGTCGCCCGAGCAGTTTGGCGCGTGGAAGATGGACGCGCTGCGCAAGAACCTGACCGCCGCGCAGCAACTTGAGCAAGACACACAGACGCAGGATTTGGGCGGCTCTACGCGCGTCCTCATGCGGCCAAAGTACGGTTCGGCACCGTTCACCGTTGCTCCCGGATCGGAAGCGCAGAAGACGATGAATCCGCAGCAGTTGTACGAGACGCAGAACCCCGACCTCAAGCCTACGACTGTTGAGGGTATAGGTCTTGTAGGCTATAACCCCAGAACCAATACGTACACCGTAGCGGGACCGGGCGGCGGTGGCCGTGCGCCCTCGGGCGGCGGTATTCCCGGTGAGCGCGGTGGGGGCACTTCGGCGCTCGCAACCAACCCTGGCGCTCTGAAGGACGGCGCGTTCGCGCGTTCACAGCCTGGGTACACTGGCGCGTCTGGCGCCTTCGCCACTTTTGAGACGCCGGAAGCCGGCGTCCGCGCGCAGGAGAATCTGCTGCGCGGTGCCTACGTAGGCAAGGGCTTCAACACGATCAGCAAGATCGTGGACCGCTACGCACCGCAAGGTGCGGAGAACAGCGCAGCGTCGGTGTCCAACTATAAGCAGTACGTCGCGCAGCAGACCGGCATCGACATCAACAGCCCGATCTCGGCGGCGCAAGTGCCTGCTGTGGCAAAGGCCATGCGCGAGTTTGAGACAGGCCAGCGCGGCGCGGCACCGGCTGCCGCCGCGCCTGCGCAACCAGTGGAGTCTACTGAACAAGTCGCCACACGGCAGAAGCGCCAGAGCGCCGCGCGTGCATTCTTTGATACCGCAGGAATTGACCCATCTACCGGGGCGGACCCTGTTGCGGACCTCATTAAAAAATCAACCAGCGGGTTCATTGAGCGCGTCGGCGCCGACATTGTCGGAGCTATTCCGTCATCGCTTGGCGGCGGTGCTACGGAAGGTTCAAAGGCGATCAACGAGATTAAAACGATCGCAGCTAAAATCACATTTGATTTGCTGAACGGTAAACTCGGCGCCGGTATCTCAAACGAAGACCGTAAAATGGTTGAAAATATGTTGGGCGACATCCAAAATCCCAACCTACCCGCCGGCGATCGTTTGGCTGCTTGGAACCGCGTCAAGACAATTCAAAAGAAATATCTCGGTTTAGATGGTGCTAGCGGTGGTAAGGACACTGGAAAACGAGTTGTTCAGACCGGAACGTACAAAGGCCGTAAGGTAGTAAAATATTCCGATGGGAGTATTGATTATGCCCCTTGATCCTAAAGAGATCGTATGGGACGCGCCTGCCTCTGCGCCTACACTTGACGCTAGTGAAGTGACATGGGACGCGCCTAAAGCCTCGGTCGACCCTTTCGCACAGCTTCAGAAGGAGTTGGACCGAGGCGCGTCCAAGCAGCAGCTTATCGCCAAAGCCAAAGAGCTTGGGTTGCCCACGATGCGCGAGGATTTGCTTGACGCCAATCTAGCGTATCGCGCACGCGGTGGGCGCGCGCGGATCGACCCTAACATCGTCGTGCCCGACAACTCCCTAAACCAGTGGGCAGGTGTCGCCACGAATGCGCTCGCACCATACGCTACTGCGGCTGGCCTTGGCGCAGCAGCGGGCGCGCCTTTTGCGGGTATCGGCGCAATCCCTGGCGCGGCTTTGGGTGCCACCGCGCTCGGCCTTGGCGATCTTGGTACGGCGCTCGTCTACAACCCGACACTAAACGCATTTGGGTACAAGTCTGCCCCGCTTCCGTCTGAACTCATCCGTCAAGGGTATCGGTCAGTCGGCGTCGGTACTGAACCGCAAACTGCTCCTCAGCGCGTATTCGGCGCGGCCATTGAAGGCGCGGCTGGTGCGGCTGGCGGCGCCGCAGGCGCCAACACCCTAGCGCGTATGGTGACCAATCCTACCGCTCGGGGTGTGTTGACCACAATGGCAGAGGCGCCGCGAGTGCAGGCAGCGTCTGGTGCTGGCGCGGCGGCGGCGGGACAGACTGCGCGGGAGGCTGGCGCGGGCGCTGGCGGGCAGATCGCTGCGTCTGTTTTGGGTGGCTTGGCTGGCGGCCGCATGGCCGCGCCGCGACCGGCTGAAGTCACGGGCGATATGCTCAGAAACCAAGCGCGCGCGGCGTACGCCACCGCAGAGAACGCCGGGGTAGCTTTTTCGCCTTCTGGTATTGATAATTTGGCCGCGCAGGTTCGTACAGAACTCACAGGTCAGCCTAATGTTCAATTCCATCCCCGCCTGCATCCTCGAATTGCTGCTGTAGTCGATGAGCTTGACACGGCAGCAACGCAAGCACGCCAGACAGGTCAGCCTATCTCGTTCCCTGAGTTGGAGCTTTTGCGCCGCCTAGCCAACACGGCGGGGCGCAGTGCGGACGCCGACGAACGCCGCCTTAGCCGCGTCGTCATTGATCAGATCGACGACTTTGTTCAGACACCGCCGGCAAACGCAGTCGCTAGCGGAAACGCACCGCAAGCCGCCCAAGCAGTCGTCACCGCACGCGATGCTTGGCGGCGTATGAGCCAAGCTGACCAAATTGAAACGCTGGTAGAGAACGCGCGTCTGTCAGCGGGTGAAGGCGATGCTGCGTCAATCCGCAATCAATTCCGCACGGTCGCCCGCAATCCCGCGCGGCTTCGCCGTTTTGATCCTGAGATACAAACCGTCATCCGTGACATTGCAGCAGGACGCGGCGGCGTAGCCACGCTTCAGAGACTTGGTAAACTAGCGCCGTCTCTTGATATGCGCCGGCTCGGTTCATTGCTGACCGCAGGCGGGGCGGGCGCGCTGTATCAAGGAATCACTGGATACGGCGCTTTGGCGTTGGGCGCCAGCGCGGCAGGCGCGGCTGCAAAGACCGCCGCCAATCGCATGGCTGCTGGGCGTGCGACGCGGGCTGCCAGCCGCGCACGCGGAACGCAAGAGTTTCAAATGCCTTTGGCGCCCACCGTGTTGGGCGCTACAAACGCAATGCTGACCTCCAACCCCGACGCAGGCTACTAACATGACCACGATCGACCAGACCGAAGCTCGTCTCAACACGCACGAAGAGGTTTGCGCCCTGCGGTACGATGGCATTTGCGCCCGTCTCAAGCGCCTCGAAAACGTCGGCCTGTCAGCCGCCGGGGCCATCCTCCTGATGCTGGTCAGCATCTTTCTGAAGCTGAACTGACATGACTGCACTCGGCCCCGTACGCTTCCTGACGATCCACTGCGCCGCGACGCCGGAAGGGCGGCACGTTTCGCATGAGCAGATCACGCAGTGGGACAAGGCCAAGTTCGGCCAGACGTCCTACCACTGGGTTGTCGAGCTTGACGGCTCGACGCACCGCACGCTGCGCGACGATCAGAAGGGCGCGCATGTCGGTGGTGCCAACACCGGCAACATCGGCATCTGCTACATCGGTGGGGTGGACAAGAACATGAACCCCAAGGATACCCGCACCCCGGCGCAGAAGAAGGCAATGCTGACGCTGGTCCGCACCTACATCGAGCGGTATCCCGGCCTGCTTATCCGCGGTCACCGCGATTGGCCGGGTGTCAAGAAGGCGTGCCCCAGCTTCGACGTTGATAGCTGGCTCGCCGAAACAGGAGACTGACCATGCTCAAGAAAATCCTCAAGTGGCTCGGCGCACGCCTCAAGGAACGCTCGACCTACGCCGGCGTCGCAACCATCGCGGCTGTGGCCGGTGCGCCGGCGCTCGGCGTGCAGATCGACCAGGTTGGTCAGGCCGTGGCGCTGATCGTCGGCTCGGGTCTGGCAGCCGCCACGACGCACGCAGGCGACTAAGTTCGGCGGGCCATCATCCGTCCGATAAGGACAACCCACTCCCCCAAGTCCTCTGGAGGCCGTCCTGCCCGCAGCAGGACGGCCATTTTTTCGAGTAAAGCCGCAGCGGCTTCCGCGTGGTCGGTCACCGCGCGATCTCGGCCATAAGCTCGGCCCGCTCGCGCACCGACCGCAGTGTGCAGTACCGCTGGTGCAGCCGCCGCGCGATCAGCGGGCGCTTACGGCCAGCGCGCTCCTCATCCAGCAGACGCTTGACCTCGGCCTCGGTCATGTCGCTTAAGGTCGCCGCCAGCGACCGCCAGTCTACTTTAGCCATTCTTCAACTCCTCAAGGGCTATGTCCGACACCGCGCGCTTGTCGTGCAGCGCGGCCCAGATGCGTTCGTCGATCGTCTTGTCCGCCAAGATGACGTATACCCAAACGTCGCGTGTCTGCCCGCCTCGGTGCAGACGCCCAACGGTTTGTTCGTAAAGCTCCAGCGACCACGGCAGCGACAGGAACACCATGTGGCAGCCGCCGTGCTGGAGGTTGAGGCCGTGGCCGGCTGACTTGGGATGCACCAGCAGTAGCTCGACCTCACCCCGGTTCCAGCGGTCGATGACGCCGGGGCTGTCGATGGTCTGCGCGTGCGGGAAGCGGCGCTTCAGTTCGGCCAGTTCCTCTTGGTAGCTGTACGCGACGATGGTGTTTGCCCGCTGGTTCTCGGCCAGAAGCTCTTCCAGCCGGTCGAACTTGTGCGTGCTGAACCAGTGCACCGGCGTCGGTCCTTCGCGGTCATAGACAAACCCCGACGCCATCTGCTGGAGCTTGGTCGTCACCGACGCGGCGTTCTGCGCGATCACGCGGTCATTGCCGAAGCGCGCCACGTAATCCTTCTTCATCTTCTCGTACGGATCGCGGCTGTCCAGCACCGTGCGGACCTCGACGACATGACACGGCGGCAGCTTGTCGGCGTACTCGCCTGGCTCCAGCACGTAGGTCGCAGGGCGGATGCGCTGCATGACCTGTTCGAGCGCACCGGTGGCGGGCGTCCACTGGCCGAAGTCGCGGTTGATGCAGATGAAGTACTGCTGGAGGAACGCCCCCTTCGCCCGCCCGAGCAGCGCCTGATCGACGATCTTGCACTGGCCGAAGACGTCCTCCAGACCGTTGCTGGTGAACGACCCGGTCAGCCCCCACCGGACAGTTATGCCCGAGAGCAATTTCTCCAGAGCCTTGAAGCGTTTGCCGGATGGGTTCTTGAGCCGCGTCAGTTCGTCGAACACGATTCCGTCGAAGCCCGACAGGCTGTCCAGCTTGTCGAGGTTGTCGTAGTTGATCACGACGACGTCCGCATCGCTGGCGAGCGCCGCTTGACGCTGGGCCGGTGTGCCAACCGCCAAGGCCATCGTCAGCGTCGGCGCCCACTTGGGGCGCTCGACCGGCCAGACGTCCGTGCAGACGCGCTTGGGCGCGACGACCAGCCACCGCTTGACCAAGCCCGCGTCGATGGCGTCGGCCATCGCCGTCAGCGTGATGGCGGTCTTGCCGGCGCCGACCGGCGCGAGGATCATCGCCCGGTCGCGCGCGTACAGGAAGTCTGCGGCGTCGTCCTGATAGGGCCTCAGTGCAAGCGTGCCAGCCACTCGTCCACCTCCTCCTTCGACCACAGGCAGACGTAGCGCTGCTGGGTCTTCTCCATCTCTTCCGCGAAGATGCGTTGCAGCGCCCGCAGCCGCCCACCCGGCTGCTTCACCTCGACGAACCATGTCTGCCCGCCAGGCAGACAGACGATGCGGTCGGCGACGCCGACCTGCGTCACGCTGCGGAACTTGTACGCGTATCCGCCGAGCGCCTTGACGCGTTTGCACAGGTGCTGCTCGACTTCCTTCTCGGTCATGCCCCGCCGTACCCCCGCAAACTTTTTTTGACAAGGCCCTTGCGTTCAATTTTTTGACGCGTATGCTGGCGGCTCCAACAATGCAGTGAGGTACAGTATGCAACACAGTAAGATCGTCGGCGGCTCGACCGCCAAGCGCGTCATCGCCTGCCCCGGCAGCGTGGCGCTGGTGGCCCAGATGCCGCCGCAGCCCAGCAGCAACTACGCCGACGAAGGCACGCTGCTCCACGACACCATCGCGGACATCCTTGACAAGGGCACGACGCCCGAGAGCTATCTCGGTCGCAAGCACGAGAGCGCGGTGTTGACCCCGGCGCTGGTCGAAGACAAGCTGCTGCCCGCGCTCGCCGCGCTGGAAGAGATCGACCCCGACGGGGAGATGGAATATGCGGTTGAAAGCAGGGTTGGCTTTGGTGATTTTCTGCCTGGTGTTTTTGGTTCTACCGATCTTCTTGGCCGCATTGGTGATCGAGCGATCGTGCTGGATTGGAAGTTCGGTGACGGCGTGGCTGTCGAGGTTGAGGAGAACGCACAGCTTCTCTTCTACGCTGCGGCGGCTATGCGTACGCCGGAAACAAAGTGGGCCTTCTTCGGCGCCGCCGAGGTCGAACTGATCATCGTGCAGCCGCCCAGCGTCAAGCGGTGGTTGACGACGGGCGAGCGTATCAAAGCGTTCGAGGCTGACTTGAAGGCGGCTGTGACGCGCGCGCTGAAGCCCGACGCACCGCTGAAGGCCGGCGACCACTGCAAATGGTGCACCGCCAAGCCTGTCTGCCCGGTGATGACCGGCGCTGTGGATCGCCTGCTGGCGACCAAGCTGGACGCACTGCCGGTGGATCAGATCGCGCATTATCTGGATCAGGTGCCGCTGGTGGAGGACTTCATCTCTGGCTTGCAGGCGCTGGCGTTGCAGATGCTCAGCGAGGGCAAGCCGGTGGGTGATTGGAAGCTGGTGCCGAAGCGGGCGACCCGCCAGTGGGCCGACGAAGACAAGGCTGTAGCGTTCCTGTCGAGCGCGGGCGTGGAAGCCTGGGCCGAACCGAAGGCGATCACGCCAGCGGTGGCCGACAAGGCGCTGAAGAAGATGAAGATCGAATTGCCGGCTGACCTGGTGGTCGCCGTCTCCAGTGGTAGCACTCTGGCACCGGGGAATGACCCCCGGCCCGCAGTGTTGCAAATCGGCCACACGTTGAAAAAAGCGATGGCCAAAATCCAGTAAGGAACACAATTATGTCTAATGAACTCTCCAAGTTTGGCGGCTCGAATCTGCCGTCTGTTAAGTCTCTGGCGTCCGCGCTGCGCTCCATCGAATCGTCGGGTGGCGCTGGCGGTATGGCCATCCTCAAGATGGACAAAACCGGCCACTGGGTCTTCGGTGCCGATC